GATTAGGATTCCTTTCATAAGTCTCCTTAGCCAAACGAGCACCTTCCAGCTGTGATGCCATCTGTGAAGGAGGCTGCTGTTGAGCACCGAATGGTGTATTTCCATTGAGCTTTTGACCAGTCACCCATGTTGTTGGCATTCCTGAGTAACGATATGCCTGGACAAGTCCATTCATGCGTGGATCACCAGGGGGAATTAGGTCACCGTATGGGCTGAAGTTAATTGGAGCGGCAGTTGAATCAAAGCCATTCATAGGATTGCCTTGCTGAACATTCACGCCAGGCATTCCACCTAAGCCAGCACCAACGCCCATCTGTTGTCCAGATGTTCCACCAGCTTGCATTGGTTGACTCATTGCACCAGGAGCTGCATTCTGTCCACCTGGAGCGGGACCAGCGCCCATACCTTGACCGGCACCAGGGGCACCTTCTGGTCTTCCACCATGACCACCTGTTGATGGTCCAGCTGAACCTGCGCCTAAGGGAGCACCACCACTTGGAGCTGGAGGTTGTCCACCAGGAGCGCCTGGACCGCCGGCCCCATTCGGATTACCTGATCCTGGAGGTGCCCCAGCTTGGGTCATCTCACTCTGCTCTTTCTTGGTGCTATTGGGATCCATTTTCTCCCGTCTTGCCATCTTCTCTGCAGACATCTCAAGCCCTCATTGTTTCGGAACGATCGTTATTTCCCATATCAGCACCGCCCATCTTTCCGCTATACAATGCTAGCCGCTTTTCTAAAGCATCCTCTTGAATTACTTCAGAATCCTTTTCAGGGTCAATAGTACTGGAGACCCCGTTGTCAGCATTACCGGAAGTATTGAGGGGATCTGCGAGTGGCTGATTGGCAGCAGTATCTCTAGCAGCGAAATTACTCTTGTCACCTTGTAGCATTGAACCGACGGTCAGTCTAGGTGCACCATATTCAGTCCGACTATCTGATATAGCCTGACCAGGTCCTTTTGAAAGAACATCGTCTACACCAGTCTGAATTCCTTGGATGTATGAGTTCTGCCCAGACTGCGCAATCGTTTGCGCTTTCCGCTGCTGATAATCTGCCTCAGCACTATTGAAGGTCTGTTTCGGAGTACCTCCTGATACGATGCCGTTACTCATAATTTTGATTTATTAATACTCTTATCTATTCTAACGCCAAGTTAGTGCTAATTGCATTCTGCTACCTACTGCTGTATCTGCAGGACCAGGCACCGCCATAATGAACTCTGCACCAGCACGTTCAAATGCATATCTACGTGTCTCTGGCCTACGATAGTTAGGTACATACAAGGTTTCAGCTAGACGATCACATTCCCTCAGGTATACCTCACGGAAATCTGCATCAGCTTTTAGTGGATCTGTTGTATTAATTGTTCGTTGGACATCGCCTGAGATTCTCTCCTGTTTGGACGGATTCAAATTCTTTGTGCCGCCAGCATCATTCCAATCATCTGGGAATAGTGAGCTAGCTTTCCATGCGATGTTAATTCTCTTGAGTTGATAGACGATCTCATCGTACCAAAGCTCATCAGGTATTAGCGCCATTGCTTCTTCTAGACGAGCACGGTCCCCTGCTGGAATCTGTGCACCAGCATTGAAGCCTAGGTGGAACCTGACCTGCGATTTTAAATAATCATCTAATTGCATCAGGACATCCCACTGTATGTATCAGCAAGCATCTGCTCTAACTGCAAGCGTTCAGGCTCTGAAAGTGTCCCTGTGGTTTGAACCTTAGCCAGCATCTGAGCTGCAGGTGATGAACGAGTAGCCATAGCTTGAGCACCTGCACCTAGGGCACCCCCAAGGAGTGCACCTGCTAAACCACCAGCCATACGAAAGCCACCCTTAAGTGGACTTGAGCTACGACCAGCTAATCGGTTAATCCAGTTACCAGCAGTATGGGGAATGGATCCTGCAAGTACACCGCCAAGCGCACCTACTCCAGCACCCGCAACAGCACTATCCCGAAGTGATGGCTCTTGTGCTTTCTCCTGCTGAAGCCTTACCATCAGGGCTTCTTCAATGTCCATCATTGGTCTACTTCTAGATATACATCTATTTTAACTGATAAAAATAAGGTCCTCTTTGATGAACTGCTCCCAGTTCACGCGAGGGATATTTTCAAGCTGCTTAAGGTTATTAAAGCGTTCACCTGAGAGGGACATTCGCATCTCAACGATCTTCTTAGCAGTCGCGTAACCTACACCAGGTAGGCGTTTGGCAATCAATTCAGCAGTGGCGTGATTGAGATTCAAACGAGCATCCAGGATTGGCACAATGTTCTCTGGAATCTGCTCTTCCTTAGGTGGCTGGATCTGTGGTGCCTTGATCTTAGACTGTCTACCTTTCTCTGCATCATATGGGACAAGCTGATCAAGATTGACGTAGCTCACAGCACCGGCAGAATTCCGTACCATTGCGTATTCTTTGTCGTGCTTACTGATGAATTCAACAAGCTGACCAGTCTTCTCATCTTGGAACAGATTGGATTTGGATTTAGGCATATTAATGATGTATCTAAGGTTATTCTACACATCTATTATAGATACAAAAAAGGCACCCCCGAGAGGATGCCTTTAGTGTTATCAGAGTAGATATCAGGTTCCTTGACCAGCTTCCACTTTGAAGGGGATGTTGCAGTCATCAGCCTTAGGAGCGATGTGATCCATGAAGAAGTCAACTTCAACAATGATCATTGCAGTGTCCTTGGTGTTGGTGATGGTCAGACCAGCATCAGCAGTAGCTGTTACAGTCTTGTCACCAGAGAGACGGGAGATGCTAGAGAGACCGTCAAATACGGTCACAGCACCAGCGCCATACTTACCATCAGCAGGAGCTGTTTCAGTAGCAGCTGGAGTAACAACGTCAACTTTGACGGTGTCACCAGATGTACCTTCCAGGTTGATTACACGAATAGCGGTGCGATATACACCAGCAGTATCGGGAATCACGAAAGGCTTGTCCAGACGAGGCTTGTCGTCTTGACGAAGATCAGGAGACAGGATCTCAAGATCATAAGTAGCACCTGCAGCTACATCAGCAGAGAGGATTGCTACACCCACGAGTTGATAGAAATCAACGCCGGGCAGGGCTTCACAGGCCTGATTGCGATATGCATTCAGACGAGTTACATAATTACCGGGATAAATTACAGACATAGTTAGTTCTCCTTATCAATATACGAAAGAGTAACCAACCGTGATGAAATCGCTATTAAGGATTTCAAAACCGGCGAACAGAGACCAGATCATAATAATGAAGCGACTGAAGTCGTCATTGTTATTCAACAGAATCTGAGCATTATTACCACCGATGCCAACACCGACAGCCTGAGGACCGAAGAAGATCAACTGTGCAGCGCCGTAATCGGCAGCACCACTAGCTTCATCAGTAATGATCAGGTTATAAGTTGTTTCGGGCAGGTTGGTGGACTCAAACCAGCGGACGCCTTCAAACAGGAATCCGGTAGGCATTACGGGCTGACCAGCAACGAAGCCGGCTTGGCCGTAGGCAGGACCCATACCTTGGAAGAAGTTAGCCGAAGGTGCCTGATTAGGCGACATCGGGTTGATCATTCCAGAGCCAGGATAACGTGCGATCTCACGGAAGTCAGAGTTCTGACGGAGATGCATCATGGCGGTGGGGTCACAAATGCAACGGTAATAACCGTCGGCAAATGTTGGGACGTTGCGCTTACGCATGTCCTTGACGACTTCGAGAAGATCGGTCTTAACGTCGAACTTCGCAGATTCGCCAGCAGCGTAAGTTACGCCGAGGCTTCCGCCGGTACCGTCTTTAGCTTTACCACCGGGAAGGTAGTATCCGCCATTGTCGGCATTAGCTTGACCAGTGGCTTCGGCCTTAAGGAGTTCATTAGCGAACACCCGGTCACGCCAGCGACGATAGTCGTCCAGCAATGTTAAGGATCCGATGGACTGGTGGAATACGTTCAGGTTACCCGTATCAAGCAGCAATCTTTGTGCTGTGATCAGGGTTTCGCGTGCAACCTTGAACGTGGAAGGTTGTGCTGTGTCGCGAGTATCAGCGGG